TCATTACCCTCAAAGGTGAATACTGTAATGTTGTTTTGAATGGCGTTTTGGTACTCGTTTTTTAAATTTTTGAAGGTCGTCAAATCAAATGAAACTGTGTTGGACATAACTTATTGTTTTAATGTTGGGACAAAGTAATAACATTTATCTCATATAACCAAATAAAATCTACTTTATTTCGTAATAATATTCATCAATATCACCTCTTAAATCCGCAACATCCTTATCCTCAGTTAGTTTAATGATTTTTATTTTACCATATAGTCTACCCCCATTTAACTGGTGATATAATTTAACCGAATCTTTCCAAGCATCAGAATCAAGACAAATGGTAATATCATTAATTGCTTTCTCATATAATGTTTCAAATAATAATTCTGACATATGTTTCCCTAACATAGGAATACTATTGGGTAAGAATAACCCATCAAACACACCCTCAACAATAAAAATCGGTTTAAACCAATCAATTAAGTTTTCATTAAATATAATTTCATCCTTTGGTGTTTCAGGGTTTTTATATTTGGCACGACTATTTGGGTCCCAACTTCTGGCAATAAAATAATTTAAATACCCCTTTTCATTATATGAAGGTATAATTACTCTACCACCGAAACTACCCTTATCACAAAAACCAATACCGTACTTTTCAATAATATCATCTCCAATACCACGAATTTTAAGATAATTGTACGCCTGATTCCTAATTGGATATCTTGGACTACTATCTTTGAATAAAGTAAATCCTTCTGGGAGTACTAACCTTTTCTTTTTTTCTTCTCTTGGTTTATATTCTTCCGGTTGGAGAACATTATAAATTTTCTTTTGTTTTTTATTACCATATAAGTCAAATAATTTACCTAAAGGACCTTTGGTATTGTCCACATCCCCGCAAGACCAGCACTTATAAACATGTTGAAAATAATTTACCTCCAAATTACCTTTGTGTTGCCCTTCATCACAATTAACACAATCAAACGATATTTGACCCTTATGTCCATAGTGTTGTTTCTCGTCTCCAAGTATTTCTCGTAATAATTCTATTAAAATTTCCGCATCGTCTGACATAAAGACAAAGATAATAATAAATTTTATAATATCCAAACTACAAAAGTTTTATAAACCCTTTATATTTATAAAATATATTATAAAAAGATGCCAATACAAATAACGATTAACGATATCACCGGTGCTTCACCATTTAATATCTATATATGTGATGAACCTATCACAATATGTGTGTATGAAGAAACGATAACAACATTCCCATATTTGTTTAATGTCCCATCTATAATATCAGAACAATCATCTGTCAATTTAAAAGTTATTGATAATAATGGTTGTGAATCAATTTTAAATTTAAATCTATAAATGGCGTGTTTAGAATCATATTGTATAAGTAACACCGGTAATATCACGTATGACGATAACTATATCAGTGGTGGGACACATAACTCAAATCTTTATTGGGTAGGTCAATCAAATGGGTTATTTATTTATTACTCAACAGAAAATGTTCAATGGTGTTTATCATCAGCATTAGATGGGACTTGTTTATTATCCGGAAAATCCTCTTGTTTTAGCGAATGTCCCGACTTATGTGAGAGATATTACTCATCAGGAATTTGTTTAACACCAACTCCATCACCAACAAATAATAATTGTAGTTCGTTGGATTTTGTTGCCTTATTAGAATGTGAACCCCTGTCACCTCCAAGTTCATCTCCTACACCAACTAAAACACCTACGCCAACCGTTACACCACCTTCAAATTCGTGTTTAACAAACAATATTGACGCAACAATTGAGGGTGTTTCACCAACTCCAACCCCAACACAAACCCCAACCCCAACATCCTCATCTATAATAGGAAGGGATTGTAGTTTTGCATCACCAATAACTTATAATATCATCGATGATAATATAACATGCCCTCAAAGTTATTTATTTAAAAGTTGCGATAATGGTGATATATATTCAACAACAAATCTTACTAGTTCAATAGGAGATATATCATTAATAAAAAATCAAGTTTATTTAGCCATGATAGATGGATTTAGAATGTGTATATCATATTATGAAAAGAGCGACACTATTTTAGGTGGTTATGATATTGAATTAATTAGTGAACCTTTTGGATTTAATCAAGATGGTTGTTATTATTGTAGTCAAGAGTTAACAATAACATAAATAAAAGTGTAATAAAAAAAAATAATATTACTTACATCCAACCTTTCTATATAACACTTGAGTTTTCAGGAAGATTAACAAATAAATTAATAATCACAATATTTATAATACATGGGATTCATATTAAAAAACACATCAGGGTTAATTAACACTAGATTAACAGACGCCGCAAGACAAAAACTATCACAAGGTAGTTTTAACATCTCTTATTTTCAAATAGGTGATAGTGAAGTAACCTATAACGCTTTTGGTGAGTTAAATTTATCAAGCCTTAATATATTAGAACCAAATTTTAATTCTCAAAATAAAACCGGTTCTCCTCAAAAAAATAAACAAAATATTAAATATCCTTACTATGTAGATGGAACCGAAGGTAATACATATGGAATACCTTATATGGCTTCTGATGTTAGTCCTATATATAACAGCGCAACAATGAGAGGTTTTTTCACAGGTAACACCACAAATGGAACTATAAGTAGTTGGAGTGCGTTAACAGATAACCAACACGTAGTTAATTCGAATTATGTTATCGATATGTTTTCATTAATAGGTAATAACACAGTATCCATTAAATATTCCGGTTGTAACACCAATATAGTTAGACAACCCTCTATTGGAGATTTTATAACAATTTATTACGATGGAAATGGATACAATAATTGTTCTTGTGATTTAGGCACCCCAATTACACCAACACCAACACCAACACCTACTGTAACACCATCTTATGATGAGTGTGCTATATATCCAACACCAACACCATCATCCACTTGTTGTTTAACACCAACACCAAGTTGTGGTCCTGAACCAATAACGGAATGTGTTATGTCAGTTTCATGTGGTTATACAATATTAACATATAAAATTGTAGATATTTGTAATTTTGTATTAACAGTAGACAGACCTTTACCTAATTTTACTAATTTAAATGAAGATTGTTATTACGCCAGAACATTAATCTACCCACCAAACATGACATCATTATATGATAGTATCACACCTTCTCAACATTGGCGTAATGATGTCATTAATTTTGAATCCATTTGTAATACAGATGAATTTGATGTTAAAATTTGGAACATGAACATCCCTTGGTCTGAAAGTCCTGCCGGATTAAATGATGGTATATATAAAGGTTACACTAAATTTCGTTCAACATCTTATTTAGGCACAAAAGAATATTTAGGTTATATGTCAAATAGTGGACAAACCATTAACAACACGGTTAATTATGTCAACTCACTTGGAGATGTTATTATTGTACCACCTAAAGACCAAAAGGCAATTTCAATAATTCATTATACTAATCAAAGTATAGATTTGTTTTATGGTGAAAAATTTGCGTTAGAACCATACGACAATGCAACCCCTGAAGATACAACAGGTGAGGCTAGAAACTTTAAATTACACATACCAACATTAATGTGGCATAAATCACAACCCTTTTGTATTGGACAAACTTTTTGGGTTGACCCACCTGGGTTTGATAATAAAGGATTATTTGAAGTTCATTATATTCAATCAACTAAAAATCCTGAAATGAATCAACCTGGTATTAGATATTATAATTTATGGGACACAAACGCTAATGAAAACGAATACCCTAATAGGGTTGGTAAAGTGTTTCCTGACCAAAAAATTATTGTTATCGATGATGAGGAAATTATCGCTGCTTTATCTTATAAGTCAAATAGAAACTGGACATTACCATCACCAAGAATATCTTTAATCGCACCTAATAGTTGTGAAATAAATAATGGGTCAATATCTGTAGATGGTGTTTTATCTGGTTCATCAGAATATATGTATGTCACGTATAGATTAGGTAATAGTGAATTATCCACAAATTCATTACATTGTAATTACTATTCAAAAATACAAGGAACAGCAATTACACCAACTAATCTTATAACTAATAATGTTGGTATTAGATTTGGTAATGAATTTCCATATTTAAATCAAATACCTGAATCACCAATCCTTAATACAGGATTTGTTGCCGACACATTTGAAATAATATGTCAGAAAGTAATAGGGGATGTTAGACCAGACCCTTCAGAGTGGAGAGTTATTGATTTTACATCGATGGTTAGTGCAACAACAATTAATGGATACATTACCGTAGAAGGTTTAACAGGAACAACATTTGTTATTACATCCGACGATTATGATAACGCCGAAAACAACAATTATACTTTAGATTATCTTTCAATACCGAGTAAAAATTCTACCGGTACTTCGTTAAATTTTGGTGATGAATATTATTTTTATGGTGCGTTAGAAACTGATATTCAAGCAACAATTTATGAAATGAAATATAAAGTAAATCTAAGTGCAACTGAATTTCAAGCAAGTTCTAACCCTACATGGTCAAGCACCGCAAAACCATATATTTCAGAAATAGGTCTTTACGATACTGAAGATAATCTTATGATTATATCAAAGCTACAATCACCCGTTTTAAGACAAGGATTGCAACAGTTTTTAATTAAATTTGATTTTTAATTAAATATGAAAAAAACACTTAAAGAAAGTCCTAAAGTTTTAGGTCTTGATGTATCTACCCGAACAATTGGGTGGGCATTATTTGATATACAAAGTAGAGAACTATTGGAATTAACCCATATCTCTCCAGTACCTAAACCAAAAGAAGAAAATAAAATTAAAGAGTTATTACTTAAAAGTGAAATCTTTAAATCAAAACTTATTCAATATAAAGATTTAGGTATAACTAAAGTTATTATTGAGGAACCACTATTAAATTCTAATAATGTATACACAATTCAAACTCTATTAAGATTTAATACTTTAATTACTAAAGAAATTTATGATGTATTAGGTATTGTTCCTGAATATATTTCAACTTACAACTCTCGTAAATTTGCCTTTCCTGAACTTGTTAAACAAAACGATAAAAATAAATTTGTATTGTTTGGTGGTCTCCCTAAAGATTGCGATAAAAAACAAATTATTTGGGATTTGGTTGCAAAAAGAGAACCTCAAATACAATGGTTATACACCAAAAACAACACACTTAAAAAAGAGAATTTTGACCAAACCGACGCTTACGCTTGTGTTTTAGGTCATATGAATCAAGAAAATATTTGGTAAAAATTAACCCACCTTTATGGTGGGTTTTTTTTTATTTTATTATCTTATATATGTAGTGTCTTCCACTTGGTTAGTTATCGTTCCATCAAGATAACAAACACCACAACACTATGGTCTATAGTTTATACAATCAATACAAACCACGAATATCTGATTTAAAACTGGTGTGAAATAATTTCCAGAATTTGTTATTACACTAAATAATGGGTTTAATAATGGATAACCATTTGATATATACATAAATTCCCAACAAGTATTATTATCAGTTTTTCTTAAAATTTGACCAGGGACAATTGTAAATCCCGGTAATTCTTGAACAACGTATTGATTAGTGTTAGAACAATTTCTATATACATAGTATTTTTTTGGTGATGATGGAGTAACAGTTGGTGTTGGTGTTTTAGTTGGTGTTTGTGTTTTAGTTGGCGTGTTAGTTGGTGTTTTAGTTGGTGTTTTAGTTGGTGTTTTAGTTGGTGTTGGTGTTTTAGTTGGTGTTAAGCTTGGTGATAATCCAGGTGTTAGTGTGTTAGTTGGTGTTGGTGTGTTAGTTGGTGTTTTTGTTGGTGTTCTAGTTGGACTAGATGTTTTAGTTAGTGTAGGTGTTGGTGTAGGTGTTTGTGTTGCCAACAAACCACAATATTGACACGAAATAGTATAACTAATACGTAGCTCAATAACAACATGATTTGGAACTAAAGATTCCTCATCACATTTAGTTATAATTTTAATTTGATTATCAATAGGGTCGATTATTGTTTGCCCAATTTGGTCAAAACTATCCACCATCCCCTTTAATTCGCTATAAAAATAATCATCATATGGATAATCATTTAATAAATAACTAGTATAAAAATCGTTAAATTTTTCCTCATCACCAATTGTAACAATTAAGCTAAAAATAGCCATATCTAAAACACAATTAGTAAACCCCGACACTAAAGTATAATACCCATCAGAATACATTTGATATATCCCATATTCACCTACCCCAATATTCTCAAAATCACTATCACAAATAGTATAAGATTCATAAGACGATAATTTATCATACCCATAAATTGTTATTGAACTTTCTTTAACACAATTATTTGAATCAGTCACAGTTAATGTATATGTCCCAGCATCTAAATTAGTTATACTATAACCGGTTTGTCCATTCACATTAGGGCTCCATTGTAAATCAAATGTTGGTGTACCTCCCGTTATTAATACATTAATTGTTCCATCAGAACCATCTGTTGAATCAGTTTTAACTAATATAAACCCAACACCCTCGGATGAGTCTATCTCAAAATCTTTAGTTTGTTGACACGGAGTTAGGCTAGAATCTTTTACCGAAACAGTATATGAATCGGAAACTAAATTAGTAAAAGTTACGGAACTTAATGGTGTATTTATTATTGATTGAGACCCTATATCAATTGTGTATGGAGGTTGACCCCCCACTACCTCAATATTAACAGAACCATTAAGACCATTACAAGTAGTTCCTGTAGTTAAAACATTAATTGTATATAAAGACTCATTTATTACTGTGATTGTTCTATTATAAACACACGTACGATTTGTAATGGTTAAAAGATATGTACCAGATTTTAAACCAGCAAATTGGTGATTTAAACTAGGAGTAGTATTTTCATCAAAATTAAATGTGTCCAAATTTGTCAATTTATAAATAATGTTACCATTAGTACCAAGTAACTCTATGGATATATTTCCATCATCATTCGAACATTTTGAATTAGTTAGAGTAATCCTTGTCACATTAAACCCTGAAGGTGTTTGTATTGTTGTTGACGCAACAAAACTACATAAACCAGTATCTTGGACATATACTGAAAAAGTTCCACCAGGGATATTAGTGAATTTGTATTCAGAATCAAACGAAATATTTGATTCTCCAGTCGAACCTGAATAATAATACGGTGCTGTACCTCCTGTTACAAAAACCGTTAACTCACCATTGTTTTCCGCACAACTTGGACTAATCGATTGGAACCCCCCTAACCCTATTTGAGGTACTTTAACAACACTAGCACTTTTAGGTATTACACACCCTGTACTATCTGTTACGGCAACACTGTAAGACCCATTTGTTAATCCTGTAATAGATGATAATGTACCACCATTAGACCATAGATAAGTATATGGGGGGGTTCCTGTTAATCCTGTTATAAATATCTTACCTGAACTAACATTACAACCAGCATCATTAACAACATAAAAATCATAATCTAAATTGGTTGACGATTTAATTATACAAGTTTCTGATTTACCTGAACATCCACCACCATCGTCGGCAATAACATAATAAGTTCCGGCCGATAAAGAATAAAAAGAAAAGTCGAGATTTTCTGTTGACCCTGAAGATAAATATCCACTATTACTTTCATATAAATAGTAACTCGCATTACCATAGTTATATGAGGTTGCTGCTGTTATTGCTCCATTATTAAAATTACAAGTAGTGTTTTGTTGGTTTATTATACTAACACAAGTACCGTTCGATATATTAATATTTACCGGAAGTACTGTCACACCTGGGTCATTACATGAATCAAGAATATTAAACGTGTATGTTCCCTCCAATAAACCATTAATGGTATACTCCGTCACTCCTTCACCTAACGCTATTGTCCCATAATCAGGTGATATCCATTCTATTGCATAATCAGGAGCATACCCCCGAATTTCTATTGAAAAACCTCCTAATGAGAGATTAGAACAATCTCCAGTTATACTAGATATATAATATAAATCACAAGCCATTAATTACATAAAATTTCAAAATTTATTCCGACATTTAATTCAAAATTAGTGCCAGTCGAGTTTACAGAACATATCGTATTATAAACCACTATTTGGTTAAATGGGTCACCCTCTTCTACGATAATATTATTTCTACTAAAATAATAAGCATAACCATAATTTAGTAAACTTTTTAAACTATTTACTAAAGCCACCGTCCATTCATTATCAGTAGGTACACTTATATTTGTGGTAAGGCCTGACCCTACAAAAAATGGGTCTTTTACAATATCATTACCATTAAGATTCATTTCAACATACCAAACACTTTTTAAATTTTCATACAAACAGTCATTTAAAACATAAGTTGTACCAGCTAAATAAGTATTTAATGCATTACTTAAAACTCCACCAAAAGTTTCATCCGGATACGCATCACAAGACACCGATTGAATCGGACAATCATATGTAAAAATATTTGACGTTAGAGAACAAGGTCTACAAAGAACAGGAATGAAACTACTACCTCCTTGTCTTCTCCATACAAACTTTTGTCTATGAAAAATAGAATTTTCATATTTAACACCCGTATTCCATATGGTTGTTGCCGGTATCATTTGTTCAACTAATCTAACCCAATAATCACCAAGACCATTAACATACTGAATCATCGTTTGATAATTAAAATTATCGTTCTCCAATCCAACAAGTTTTTCAGATTCCAAATATTTCCAATAAATAGACTCTAATGTTGGATATCCCATTGTTTTACCGTCACTAATATATTGTCTATTTCTAACATTAATTGTATTTAACCAAAAAGTTTGAGCAAACTCAAAAAATGTTTTATTCTTTGGTTGTGGATTAATAACTGTATTATCAATACCACCCCTATCCGGATAATTTGACACAGGAGTTGGATTACAATAAGTCGGAGCAACATAATTTAACCCCTCATTTGGTATCGGGAAATTATATTTTCTTGACATAGCCCAAACATCGTATGATAATCCTTGACCAGGATTTAAGAATAAATCAGTGTTTTTAGCATTTAAAACTAATTTGTCGCTTTCTGTATAATATCTCGCATTATAATTACCGTCCAAATTTTGTCGTAAACCAATTTCATTATCAACCCAACTTTTATTATTATCAATTGTTTGGGTAATGTTATACCCTAATGACATAAACGGAAATTTAACATATCTATCCAAATATTCCGCACCATAAGTATATGGACTTAATGTTGTTTGATAATCAGGATTTGACCCTGTAAAAACACTATTGGTAAGATTAACTTCTTCCGGAGCTCTATGTTGAGGTGTCGATTCAAACCAACCACTACCTTTTTCATAATAATACTCTTCCGTATTTGGTGGTGCTGATGGGTACCCTTCACTATCAATAGGATATTCACTTAATGAAACATTAACATCTTTAATTATTGTTGTTGAGGTAAATCCTGTAAATACTTCACCCTGAAAACTATATGTGTTACCAGCCTCGATTGTTGGGACATTTTTAACATATGTCCCCCCAGATATTGCAGCATAACTAGAATTAAAATCACTTACACTAATTCTTTGGTCTGCCAAGTATATGTATTCGTTAAAATCAACCAAAGCATCCGGAGCACCAATCAATCTTAATAATATCTCAACAGATTTTCTTGTTCCTTTAGATTTAAACAAATAAGCTGAATTAAGAATTAAATTCCTATAATATTGATAATTTAATTCATCTGGTGTTTGTTGGTCGCTAGTCCCCTCAAATTCCGGCACATTTTTGTTTTTTTCACCAAAAACTGATGTTAAAAATTCATCATTTGTTATTGGTGATATATTAGTGTTCCACCCTAAAGTTTGTGCTAAATTTTTTAATAATTGAGATGGGATATCATTACCCACATTATAATTAACCGAATTCATATAAGCCAAAGCGTCTATGAATTTTTTTGTTTCATCAAAACTTCTACCATATATTTGTAGAACGGATTCCATCTTTTGACCCACGGTATCAAAGTCTTTAAACGCACCTGTCGTTAAAAATCTTGATATTAAATTTGTTTTATACAAATCAAATGATTCACTCAAACCATTTAATGTTGTTAAATAGTTGGTGAAGGCTGGCGTTATAATATCAAGATTCCAACTACCATATAAAGGCCAAGTAACATTTTGATTTAAAACATAATACGTGCCATCATCAGCATCTGCCGGTACTTGAAATGTTGCTGTGTACTTTGGTACAACATTTCTATTTAATAAAAATCTTTGAACCTCATCTAAACTTTCATTAAACACTTGATTAACTTCAGAATCATTAGGTCTAATAACTAAATCATCATAAGTAATAGATTGCCCCGAAAATGGATTACCTTTAACATATATTTTTAATGTCCCCGAAGATAATGATGTTGTTGGAATTATTGCCGTCACATCAAACCCATTATTCTTATAATATAACGAATACTTCGCATACTGTATTGTCATATCTCTCAACACAGACACTTGTACTTCCCTTAATTGTAAATTTCTTGTGGAATTAACCGTAAAATCAACATCAAAAGGATTTCTAATTCTAGAAACATTTAGTTCAAAACTAGTTTCATCATCAGAACCAAGATAAACAATATTTGATGCCGTCTCACCAGTTACATAATTTTCATCCATTAAAGTCACCTCTAACGCCGCAGGGAATTTACCAATAATAGTCTCAACAGAAGTAGAAATTCTCTTAACCATTGACCCATATTGAGTAAAATTAGTTACTTGGGTTAGGTCAAAATTTGGATATACCTTAAAATTATTTTCAAATATGATTTTAGATTGAGCAACACTACTAACCCCTAAACCATCCAAATTAATTGGTTCTGAAAAATTACCAGTGTTAAAAGTCCTATTACTCTTTTCAGTAATTGATGTTGTAAATTCAAAATTCCCTTGCGTTAAACCTCCTCCTTGGACTAATTGGAAACCAACTAAATCATCGGAAAATGTACCAGCTCCTGTTGCCGATTGCGGGGGACAAGTATATTTTATTAACGCCATTATTCTGTTATATTTGTAAAGTTTTTACTATAATCAATATTACTACCTCTATCTTGTCTAACTTCATATAACAAGTTATTAAATTGGTCTCTAATTTCGTATAAGTTATATTGTTTGTATATGTTATTAGCTGTGTCATATAGAGTGTAAATTCCATCATCCATTGATTTAGTTTGATTACCAAACAACGCAATTGCAAGAGTTGAGAAATCATGTTCAGCTATTTCAACATCTAATGTTATTGGATTAAAGAAAGTATTACTAATAATAATATTTTGATTTGGCTGACCAATATATGGTGTCGCATTTGGTTTATTAGTTGGTGCCGATGATGGGGACATAGTACAAAATATCAAATTAGTACTATTATCCGTATATCTATATCTTATAGCCTTTTGAGATGTATTAACCAAGTTTTGAACAACCGGTTCACAAAAGAAAGAAGATGTAATTAATCTAAAAAAATTAGGTATTTTAGTGTTATCAGAATTTAAATACTCGACCCTAAAACCTACCAATCCTTGATTAACAAATTTGTTTTTAAATTCGGGAGGAACACTATTCAAATCAATTATAATACCTTTAACATTAGGTAATGCCGACAACACCCCACAATCCAATATAGTGGTTCTTATTTGAGCTGGTCTAATAAATAAGGTATAGATACCTATTTTGTTAAATTGGTCAGCAGGGAGTCTTAAATTGTATAATCCACCCAATATTTCAACATCCGCAACACCACCAGTGGTTTGACTGTTAAAATAAGGTCTTAATATGTCCGCCGAGTTTAATTTTGTTAAAACAAAATTATCTGTTTCATCTCTTGATGGTGTGTAATTTAAAATTATCTCCACATCCGCTGGAGATACATCTGCTGGTCTTATCGTTCCGTATGTTCCTGTTGCCATATTATATTGTTATTATATTAAAAAATCCGTAACCATATTTTTCAAGGTCACCTATATTATCAATTTCACCCATTCTTTCAAGTCTTTCCAAACCTGACTGTTTTCCTCTATCAATAAATACATTAGATTGCACTTCTGCTTCATCAATTACATTTAATAATACCTCATTTTTTGTAATTATCGAGCAATCCGTCTCAATTGGCGCGACGTTACTAACCACAAATATAGTTGTACCATCTTCATAGTCGTAATAATCAATATTATTAATACTATAACCAATATTTAAACCATCTCTTGATATTCCTGAATATATTCCAACAACTCCCGATGTTCCAGTAACTTGGATACCTAATTTATAACCCCCATCAACTAAATCAGATTTTTTACCATAAACTTGTAAATCTTTAACAGATGATTTTGTATATCCACTAATAATTAATGGAGATGATGAAAACGGGTCTGTTTCACCTGGATAAACATCACAAGTCTCATCACCATTAAAAATATAATCATACATTAAAGGTGTTCCCGACCAATTACCACCAGCAGGAATAAAATATGCCGTTCCTTTTGGGTTTGTAATTACATTATTAGTAAAAGGTACCGTCACGGTTTTAACTACCACATTAGAACCCCAAGGACTCATCCCTGACATAGTTATTGTATAATCTTTTGGCGTAGTTGTAAACGGATATGGGTGGGAATAAAAATTGGGGGAATTTTGTGTTATGATTTGTTGAGAAGTATTATCCCCCCAATCTATCTTATAACTAGAAAACTCCAAATATTTTTTAAATTCAGTATCTGAAGTATTATAAAAATTATATTTATAAGGTTCTGATGTATTTGCCGAAAATAAAAAATTGGTCATAGTTTCTTTTTGTAAAACCATACCATCAAACACTGAATAATACCCAATATCCACAGTATTTTCAGTAAATAAAATAGGGATTGTTAATCCGGTTAATAAGGAATCATATTGAGTTGTCTCCGAATTATATGTACCACCAGATAAAATCTGTGTCATAGATGAATACACATAAACATCGGTGTTTTGATACATAACTTTAAAAATATCACCCTTAATAACTTCCGGAGAAATTTTAATATAACGATTTCTTTCTTCCATAATTAAGGATTAACATATTCATACCATTTTATGGAACTAGTTGTTCCCACTCTAACATCATTATTGTTAATATCTTTATCAAAAACTTGATATGTTTTTTTATTGTAATCTAATTTTACTTTGTAATAAAAATTTAAATCGTTAAATTGGAACAATGTAGGTTTTAACAATATTTGAGGAGTTTTACTCATTTTAACATACACTCCCAGTCTAGCATCAAAGAATTTTGCACTCATATAAAAAGTGTCTATATCTATAAAATCCTTTTTTCTTAACCAATATATAAAAAACCCTTCTTTATCACCAACAAAATCTAATGTATATGATGGTATTTTTATATTAACATTTGGAATATATTCTGAAATACTAACTGATTCAGTCGCTCCCTGCTGAACAGGAATAATTATTGTAAAATAATTTGTTTGAGATTTTCCTTCGGTTGTATCGTAAAAATCCAATTTAAAAAATGATTTGGTAAATGGTTTTTCATAATAATACACTTCCGATTTTGTAAATCCTTCGGGTATATAACTAGTAATCCAATCATTAGTTGTTGAAGATATTACTTGTGTTGAAGGGTTATCCGGAACACCTCCATCAACACTAAAAAAATGAAAATCATATTTAATATCCGTTTTTGTATTGTCATTATATGGTTCGTGACTAAACCTAAACACCTCAAAATCATAAGCGGTTCCAATAATTTCCTCAATAACCTCATGCTCATATATCTCAATACTATCGTCTCTACCATAAAAGTCCCATTTTAACTCTATTGGTAAATCAATATACTTGTCGGTTGCCGGTAAAACAAATTTAAATTTATTACTCACAATTATCTATTATTGGTTCAGCTATTATGGTCTGTTCATTATAATTAGTCCCCTCTGGTATTATTCTAAAAATTATATTCTTATATGGGTAATGAACACCATTTAAGAAAGGATAATCAACCCCATTTCCTTTAGGGTCAATATAACCATAAGTATATTTGTCTCTCCATATAAATTTACCCTTACTTTCCGAGTAATAAGAGTAGTACGGAACATCCGCAACATTTATTTTATCACCTTCCTCAACGTAATCAGAATATTCACTTATCGTAATACTATTGTGGGGTTGATAATAATAACCATAAGGGTTTGAGGTTACCATTACAGCTGGAGGAGTTGTTGAACTCTTAGGTCTCCCAACATTAAACACCGGTGGATTATAAGTTAATTTGTGGTATAAATTTGATATAACTCGTTCTTTCTGTTCATAATCATTCCACTCACAAAAATCACCATCTAACACATCACCCTTCTTTAAGGAATTTACATATGAAAAAATTATTTTACTTCCATTTAATTGAACCCCCAAAGGTGTTGTATATGTACTCATTGGGAAATTCGTGTCAGATAATCCATTACTATCTTTCCACCAATCAGTAGGTAATTTAGTTGTGGGGTTTAACGGTAAGTTAAAACCATAACCTTGTTTCATACCATAAACACCTAACCCAGGACCTTTTGTCCTACCAAACATTAAACCGAAATACCCCTTCCAAATTGTTGTAAAAAATAATTCAGTTATTGGTCGTTTTTGATTGTCTCTAATTGGATTAATATCAATATCGGAATTAAATGATAAAGTATATGACTGCGAACCTTCTTTAATTGAGACTCTAGACAATCTATTTGGTGTAGACCCACTACTTTCAAATTTTTTATTAATACCAAAAATATTTTGGTCAAAACCCGAATTTACCAATACAGCATCATCAGGACTTGTCAATAATTTATGTCTTCTCACATAATATTTTGAAATGGTTTCGTTGGGTATCAAACTATTTATTACTCTTCTAAATGTTCCTTCTTTATCATTATTAAAAGTGGTACCGGTAAACCCTACATTAAATAAATTAAAAATATATTCACCACTACCATACGCCCCATCACCTAAAGAATAAACCTCAAATGTGTCCACACCATTATAGATAAATCCTGATGATAACTTAACCGATTCACCAACAGATAACCCATGTTTAATAGGACACCTAAAAGAAATGATGTCTAAACCATTATATGTTGTATTTTCAATTATAAAGGGAATACCGGTTGATGCCGACCAACTTAAAGTTTGGTTTGATTTACTCTCAATAGCCTGAAGTTGTTTATTATAATCATTCTCAAATGGATAACTAACAAAAAAATTCCAATTATAAGTTGACGCACTTTTATTAATAAAAGTTAAATGATTGTTAGGTGGTTGAGTATACCCACTAACATTATAATCACTACGAATAAAATCAAATTCGTGATATTGGGGAAATCCCTCCCAAGAAACCGCATCAGGGCTAAGATTACATTGTTTTATAGCTGAATTATTTTCATTAATATAATATAGATTATTTTCTAATGGCACATAATTTGTTGACCCTGTGTAAGAATTTTTAAATAAAATAGAGAATTTACAAGAAGGTCTGAATATACTAGATTTTTGCCTCTCATCGTCAAACACTTGGGATAAAGAAATATCAATATTCCTATCAAATTCAACATTTTCTTTACTCGTTTGAACTAAAGGAACGTTAAACATCAAATTAGTATTTGACGCTGTTTTATATCTTAACGACCCTAAAACAACCCTAGTATCCGTTCTATTACCCATATTATATTGTTGTATTAGTATTAATCCATTTTTTAGTAAATCTGTCAAAAGACGATTTACCCGTTTTTAACCCAAAATAAAAATAAAAAGGTGCACCAACAGTAATACAATTAGATTCTAAATCGTTTTTCTCCCACGAATTTACTGAAGCGTTCAAAACATAATCATAATTACCCGTACTACTTACTGAATAAATATGTGATTTAAAAAATTGTGTTTGATTTCCATCATAAGTCCTAAAATATCTTGACGCTTTATTTAATCTATCCAAATCTTGGTACTTAGAACTAAAAAAATCATAATTACTACCAAAAGGCACAGTTTCCCATTCATTTTTTTGTGTTCCAAAAATATTTGAGCTCTCATCAATCCTCCATTGGTAAAATGGTACTAATTGACTAAAAACATTAAAATTACTAAACCCACATTTGGACCCAATAGGAATCCGATTATTAATTATTGTTCTTTTTGGTGAAATAAAATCTCTAACTATAGTGTCTGAAGAAAAGAAAACACCAAAAATAACATTCCCTTGATTATTACCATCATAATAAATTGGGTCTTGACTATTGGGGTTATCCGGATAATTTATCCCCTCAAAAGGAGACACACCTAATTCAGAATTAATTGATATCATTTGCGAATAATCTCCATCAATCATTTTTTTATCTCTACTAAAAAAAGAAAGAATGCCAAGTCCAGTTATATTTTGTAGAAAAGAAGTGTTCGCCAGCCTAGTAACAATTAACATATTTAATAATTCTGATACATCCCCAAATGTTGTTGAATTTAAATCTTTTACAACATACCCATCAAAGTCATCAGACATTATGATTTCTTGTAAATAATTACTTCTAGGACCTAAATCTAACATAGTCGTTGGTGTCTTTAAATTATACGAATTGCCTCCGTTTTTATTTTCATGACCAATAAAACCATAATCTAAACTATATGGACTACTTCTATAGAAAAAATTATTATTATTTGGATTAAACACAATTACATCTCTACAATACCTATTTATTGGTGAATTTGGTGGTGTTGAGGTAGGACCGGTATATATAACATCATTCTTAAAAGTAAATGCATATAGAGTACCATTAATCCAATTATTGGTAAATAAATGTGAAAACACGTTTCTACAAGCCGCAAAAATTGTTTGGATTCTACCCGTCCATTCAACAATACGCTCAATGTCACTAATTAAACTTAGAATTGGTTTTGTCATTAAAATATAACACCCGTTTCTAAAATCTTGTTTACCTCCACCACCTTTCCAACATGTATCTGAGGTTTGTTGAATCTTAATTTCGTTATTACTATTATAATAACAATTTAATGGAGCCATATTATTACAACTAAATGAATCAATTACAGAGCTAAAAACAGCCGGTTCATTTGCTGTATCAAACGAACCATCCGTAAGATTTCCTGACCCTGTTGACGCAAGCGATTGACTTGTAGACGTACCATCGTCCGATATGAGAAAAATACTAAAATTAGTATTTGCATGTAATGCGAAACTATTATCAATATTATCTTGGAGAGTAGTTGATGTCGGTAATCTATCCGACCTCATAACTATTTGAGTTCCAGATGTACCTAATCCAATATTCATTGTTAAACTACTTAAGTATTTTGGAGCGTAATAAAGATTCCTAGTTTCCACAGGTGATTGGACACCAGCTTGTTTAGCAATATCAACAACTTGATAAAATAAACTACCTCCATCCACGTTTTCACCAGGAAAATACCCTCTATTATTTGACCCCGAATTATAAACACCATATCGTCTATTTAGAGTATAACTAACATTATAAGTAATTGGATTAAAACTGAATACACTGTATACGTAAACTGTATACCCATCCACCCACTCAACTATGAATCCATTCTGCCCTTGGGTACCAATTCCACCACCTGAACCTTTCGTTCTGGAAACTTTATTACCACCTAAATTATTTAATAATAAATAATTATTGTTTAAAGATGACTGTGAATAAGTATTGGTGTTATAATTATTAACATTAAAGTAATAGGTTAATGATGATGTATATGGTATTGTTATATATCCAGCATACGCATTTTGAAAAAACACTGTAACAGTACTATTGTATTCAACATCTGCAAATATTTTTACAACAATTCTATCTAAACTATTATATGTTGTACCCATTATTGGAGCTATAAATGTATAGTCGTCAGGAATAGGGGTTGTTCCTACGGATGTATAAGGAATTCGTTTTCTTGAACTACGCCCCAAAAAAACTTCCTCACGAGTAACTGGATTAAATTTATATATACTAACATATAGGTATGTCTGAGAGAATCTTCCCGTTTTTTTACTATTTGCATAAATCTTAATTGTTGCCACTGTACCCAATTGTGTTGAAGTTAAATTTGGAACTAAAGATGGCGTACTAAATCCCGCAACAAAAATACCGAATTGTGGTGGTAAGTCGTTACTACTATTGTTTGACCAAGTATTACTAATTCTAAAATAATCACCAGATAACAGAGGGCTAGTTGTACTAGCAAGGTTTTGGGATGAACTACTAGGGGTAAACGATAAATTTTGTTTATCCAATCGAGAATAATGAGTATGTAAATTTGTTGAGAATCCACTAAAACTAAACACACCACTCGTTGCAGGTTTAAAATGAAATGAATCGTAATATAAGTTCTGATTGGTTAAACCATCTACTAATGTGTTATTACTCAAATTATGTGTGGTACATTTTAACCCCCCCTTTATAGGATGATTTAATTTAAATCCACCTATCTTATTACTCGTTACAATTGTTTGGTTATTACCAAAATCATAACCAAATAAACGACTTAAATCATAAGACACATTAACTCTAGATGAATTGGGGTCAACCCCCCTAACCAAGAAAATAACCCTTTGTTTCTCTTGTTTTTTATACTTAACTATTGGTGAAAAAAGTCTATTGGTACCGTTAAATTCAATACTTGAATTAGGCACTGGGTCTATACGATAAAACAACATTGAGTTACTTAAAAATCTATTATTAAACGAATTAATATTACTCCAATCATTAGGTACTGATACTGTTGTTGTATTACACATACCCGTATATTCAGTATAAGTCATTCCTGTTATAACTTGGAAATATTCAACATCCATTGGAAATTTAGCGTAAGTAGCATCTCCGGAGAATTGAATTATATCATACACCGTCGTAATTCCAGAAGGAATAATAAGAGACGGGTCAGCATATACAACATTTATTTTACTTCTATTATTAATTGTCTCTCCTGTTATTGAATATGTTCCATATTCATTTAATGATGTACCATCTCCGGCAATATTTATATCCTTTGATAATTCAAAATCTTGAAAACTAATTATACCCCCCGGGACCATACTTTTTGATGTTGCATCAGCAACAATTGCTATAACATTATCGTAATGAAATTTACCAGGATTTAGTTCCGGTTGAAAAGTCACTTTTATCCTATTAACCCCCCCTCCAGGATTACCAGGCGAATTGTTAAAATATTTTCCTTTAGTATTAAAAAGATTTAATCTTTCCGACACTGTTAAGCTAGATGTAAAATAATTATATTCAGGTGCTTCTAAGGATGTTTCCGCATCTGGGTTGGTGTCATCTGATGTCGTAGGTATCATTTCCGGAACTCTAGTGTCCGCGACTAATGTTTCATCCTCAGCACTACCTAAAGGACGACCAGCAAACATACTCTGATACACTGCGTCTTGAGTATAAACACCCACATCACTTTTTTTTCGGTTATAATAATTACTCTGTATTTGATATTGAGTTAAAATTGATGTTCCAGCACCTTCGACCGGCTCTTCTGCTCCCTCACCTTCTGCTAACACACCATCTTTATCGTCTTTTGGTAAACTATCTGGGTCACCGCAATCACAAAAAGAACAATCAGGATAAGACAAATTAGGTACTTTAATATTTTTTAACTTATCAGGAAAAGAAATAATTTGTTGCCCAAGTTCTATTATATCCTTAGCTGACTGACATTTCAATGAATCATACTTTCGACGAAACCATTTACCACCAGCCCATCTAGGTAAACGAGCTAACGCACCTAATATAGCTTTAATAAGATTACAAATGAACGCTACTATAAACAATACAGGAACAAGAACTATAGTGACAACAAATGCTAACACTTTTAAAACAAACCATAAAATATGTACAACAGGAATTAAAACAATAAAAATTGGTCTAAATAAAAATAACATTATCCAAAAGATAAAATAAATTAAATCAAACCTAAATACCGAATCGTTAGTAGGAAATTTATTATTATCACTCTCACACGCATCATCTAAAATATTTTTTATACTAATAATCTGATTAGGAAAACTACCATTCCTATATTGGTCAATTAATTGCGACACAGTGTAAACTTTATTATACTGCATTAAATAAAATGTGTCCTCACAATTAATTGCTGATTGTATATCCGCATAATCATTCCAATCTAAACTAAATGAATAAGATTTCAACGCTTCTTTATAATTAGTATTACTTGACCTTGATAATGGGTCTCGAGAACTATCATCCCAACCATATTCTCTAATATTAGGTACTAAAAAATATCCTCGTCTAACTGTTTCAGATAATGATGGCGATTGATTCCATTTTACTTTAAACCTATATTTGGCTTTAGTTGGTATTCCTTTTTTCGGGTCGTCCGATATTACTTGTTCACCAAATTCATTGGTTATTAAATAATCCAAATTCATTGGAACATCCAATAACCAAGTACCATTCTCATCAATAACTTGACCGCCTTCTTCTAAATCAATAGTTTCAAGAGTTGGATATCCGTCAGTATCTTTAAATATGGTTTGCCGTATTGCTAATATTTCTCCCGGACCAGCAACTAAAGAACATTGAGCCCCTGATTTAACTCTTGGTTTACAATTTCGTTTTACAACATCATCATTAATTGACGACACAATTGAACCCATAAAAATAGACGTTGGTCTAATATCAACACTAGCCTCAGATGATAAGTCAAAATCCGTTCTAGTTATACCCAAATTACATATTTCAGGTTGTCCCCATAATGGTTCAACCGTTATTACCTTATTAATAGATATAATTTGAGGTAATTCCCGTAAATTAGTTGATGATTTAAAATCGACTCCCGCAACTTGATTTGGTGTTGCAATACCCATTCTAACTAAATCTTGTGGTGATAATGAAAATTCACCTATATCAGATAAATCAACATCTAAAACTATTGTTTGAGAACCAGGTGGAACTCCAAAAATCATATAATCACCACTATTGTTAGTTGTTGTTGTATACTTATAATACTTATCAAAAACCTCAATTAGTGTTGGGTCAGTTAATACATCTTGTCTAGTGAAAAAAGTTCCAGTCGGGTTATGACCACTATGTGATTTGGTATATGGTAATAAATTATATCTATACCCATCTTCGTTTAAATCAATTAATGATTTGTAAGGGTATAAATCAGATATAACAGGATTAGATTCATCCGCACTATCTAACGGAATAAATACGGATACTTTAGCATTTGGAATACCAAATCCATTGTTAACACTTACACGACCAACAATTACCCCATAATCGGAGCATTGTCTAGTATAAATTTGACTTTGTAGTACTTTCAAAGAAAGTATTTCCAAATACTCAAATTCTTGGTCTATTAAAACTTTAATTGAGGTATCAACACCGGGTTTGGTTCTTATTCTAAATGAATTGGACATAATATTCTTTTTTAATAAATAGTTTATATACTATTTTCAAAAGATAGTCCATAATATTTTAAAATAAATCTCTACGAAAAATTAACGGTTTTAAGATTTTTAACTCTAATGTTAATATCTTTACTAGGATATCTAACCTGATAAGTTTGTTTTGGTTCCGCAAAAATGGTGTCATCAACCAATTCAATTTGTTTTGTTTCTGAATCAGAATACCTTTGAGATGTTTGAGATGAAGAATATTGTCCTCCCACTTTATTAAAGAAAAGTATATCTGACAACGATATTACCCCATTCTCACTTTGAATTAATCTTCTTAATTCTGAAACATTAACATTTTCACCCATTTGTCTATTAGTTGGTGCGAAGTAATCCGATACAATGTTTATCACTTTAGAAATAATTGCTCCCTGATTTTGTGTATTATCTAATACAATATCAACATTAACCCCTAAATCAATTACATTGGCAACTTCAATTGATATATAATCATTAATCATTCTATAGTTTGACAAATAGTTTGCAACATTATTTTTTAAAGTATCTGAAACAATTTCTGTAAGACTACCATTTTCATCATAAGACAACATTTGGATTTTTATCTTATTATTTTCTTCAGTTATTGAGACTTTTGCCGGAGCCCCGAATTGTGACGGCATTAACCTAATTAATGATTCATAATCATTTACTGTTACCGCTCTATTTTGAGCAGCAAAATTATATGTAACTAAATTTCTAACTTCTTCTGTTGTTGGGTAATTACCTCCTCCGATTGCTGCAGTAACATTCGTACATCTCAACGAATTAACAACACTAGTATTAATAGAATCTGATGGTCCATTAACACTAAACGAAACATTACCAATTTGAGTAATAACATTAACACCTAAATTAGAACCTGTCCCACCACCAATTCTATATTGGATAAAAATTGTACTATTAGATTTAAGAATACTACCTAACCCTAAATTATTGGAATATTTATTTAAGTTCATTTCGTACCCATTTCTAGCAAACTCTCTTAATTGTTCGTCAGCAGATTGACTACCTCCACCAAATGTGATTTTAAAAAAACCTTCTGGTGTATATTCTGTTATGAACTTATCATTAGTTGACATATACTTACCAACTTTTATTCCCGGTTGGTCCGACACTTTAGTTGGGTCTTCTATAAAAACTCTATCTTGAGCCAACGCTTGTACTTCATACCATCTATCGTCTAATCCTAAAAATTCTTGAGCGGACGGGATGTTTGCGTATTGAGTACCATCTTTTAATAAAACACTTGTTACCCCCAAAACATTTTTTTCAGGTAAGAACATCTCAAAAAATGGTTTAACATCATTTGATGTTACGACTCTTTTAAATACTTTTGTAATACCATTAACTATTGTTTCTCTTTTAGTTATTGTATAGTTCAATAATTTATTATTTGAATCAAAATTTGGTATTTTTAATCTATTAGGGTACCCATCGGCATTTAATGGTGATGAAAAATCAATATCGTACACAGTTTCAAAAACTTGTCCCGCACCAATAACTTGTGAACCTCTTCTTAATATACCACAATATCTTAAATCTTCTTTATCCCCATATGCAGGAACAGTAATTGAGAAATCAACTAAAGCAACTGATGGTCGTTGACCCGGAACTTTTAACCCATAAGTTCTTGCAATATTATAAATTGATGACCTTTGTTGAGCATATTGTAATACTGTCTCTTGGATACTTCTATCAATATTAAATTGTAAGTTATCTGTTACCGCAGCATTTAAATCAATTAATACCGAAAATACGGAAGCATCGTTAAAATTTTCAATAGTATCCGGATAATAAGTTTTTGTAAAATTTATTAATTCCGTTCTGATTGATTGGAAGTCTCTTGTTGTGTATGAAATTTTCTTATTTGCCATATAACATTAAATATTAATAATTACAAAATCTTTTTGATTAAACACATCATTGTTAAGTCTATAATCAATTCTAACTTTAGCGGTATGTTCTTTAGTTCCTATACCAGGAACCCTATATACTCTATCATCATTACCATCAATATAAGAACCTTTATCCTCCTCACCTTCTGATGCAGCGGTAATACTAATATTGGTTATTGTGATATTAGGTATGTAATCTTCAACTGAAGACCTTATTTCAGCATCTATATCCGAAAATGTTGGACCATCTAAAGGTTCAAAAATAAACTCATATAATCTAGTTCCAAAATCAGGTAAATAATATCTAGTTCCCTTTCTTGTCAATAATAAATGAACTAAACTACTTCTAATCTCTTGGTCATTATAATCAGAAAGGTCTAAATACTTACCATCATACGAATCTCTAAAAGGAAAATTAATCCCATATGTTTTACCATCACTCATAACTATAAATATAATGCCACAATTATTTCTAATAAATACCCCAAAATAAAAAATCACGACATATGTCGTGATTTATATCATAATTTATTTTAATTAAGAACCACATCCAAAACATTCAAAGTCTGAATCCTCCGGTTTTTTAACTAATTCAACTGTTGGTTTTTCAACAGTTATTTTTGGTTGTTGTATTTTTGATATATCCATCGCCAAATGTTTAGCTCCGGTTGATATCGCTTTTGTTCTAACATAATAACAAAGAGTCTTTAATCCTTTACCCCAAGAATGGAAGTGAGACGATGAAATCTTTGATAATGTTGGTTCAGACATATAGATATTCATTGATTGTGATTGGTCAATGAACGGTGCTCTATCAGCTGCCATATCAATTAATTCTCTTTGAGATATCTCCCAAATTGTTTTATACTTTGGAATTAAATGTTCTACTCTCTTAACTTTCTTTTTATAATTTTTATCTTCAGGGTCAAGATAGTTATTAAAATTAATATTTTGAATTGAGCCTTCGTTCATAATAATTTCATTTTTTAAGTCTTCTCCCCAAATACCTAATTTCTCAAAATCGTTGATTAAGTATTTATTAACTATTAAAATTTCACCACCAACAACTCTACGATTAAATAATGCTGAATGAGCTGGTTCTGTCATTTCAAATGAACCGGTAATTTTAGCTGAAGATGCGACAGGCATCTGAGCGGTAAATAACGAATTACAAACACCATATTTAGACACTTCTAATTTAAGTGAATCCCAATCCCACATTTTTCCTAAACCTTCATAATCTAACCCCCACATATCAAATTGGAAGACACTTTTGGACATTGGAGAACCTTCAAAAAATTGGTAAGGTTTATATTCACCTGATTTACATAACTCCATACTAGAAGTAATCGCCGCAAAATAGATAGTTTCAAATATATCTTTATTTAACTTTTTTGATTCTTCAGATGTGAAAATATAATCCATTAAGAAGAATACATCCGCAAGTCCTTGTGTTCCAATAGCTATCGCTCTTTGTTCTAACCCACCTTTTCTACCTTGTTCAGTAGAATAACTATTAATGTCAATAACCTTGTTAAGGGCTCTCACCACTTTTTTAACTTCACTATACAACCAATTAAAATCAAATTTACCATTAACAATAAAATTCTTTAATACCATTGATGATAAGGTACAAATTGCTGTCGTACTCTCATCCGTATATTGGTAAATTTCATTACATAGGTTAGATTGTTTAATCACCCCAATATTTTGATGGTTAGTTTTTCTATTCGCACTATCTTTAGAACATAAATAAGGAACACCAGTCTCAACTTGAGATTCAATGATTTTATTCCAAATATTTTGAGCTTTTACTTTTTTACCGAGACCTAACTCAACCGCTCTACCATAGTTATCTTCATATTCATCACCATAACATTCTTGTAATGGTTTAATACCCGCCTTAACAATGTCATTAGGACAAAACAAATACCAATCAGAATTGTTTTTAACAGCATTCATAAAATTATCCGGTAACCATATTGATGTGAATAAATCTTTAGCTCTTAATTCTTCGGACCCAGTGTTTTTCTTAATTTCAAGTAAATCAATAATGTCTTTATGCCAAGGTTCTATATATATCGCAGCGCTTCCAGGTCTTCTACCTTGTTGATTAAAGAAACGAAGAGATTCATTAACAATTTTAAGATATTTTAACAATCCACCCGCAAATCCACCTGAAGAATTAATACGACTCTCTTTACTACGAATATTAGACATACACAATCCAATTCCCGCGGCATCTGAAGAATATGTTGAAATGTCGTTTAATGTTTCCAACAATCCCTGTCTAGAATCACCATTGTTATAATGTAATACACAAGACGCCAATTGAGGTGTTTTTGTACCCGCATTAATCATAATAGGTGTCGCTGGTGATATTATCTGATTTGATAATGATTCGTAATATGATACAGCCTCTTCAAATGATTTTGTCACCCATAAAGCCACCCTCATATACATATGTTGTGGTCTTTCTATTACTTTACCTTGAGGTGTTTTTAACAAATACATTTCTTGTAATGACCTCCAAGCAAAATAGTCAAAATTGTAATCATTCTCGTGATTAATAACAGAATCAATATTTTCTGAACCATATTTTTCAATAGTCTCCATTAATTTATCATTTATCACACCATCAGTGTGTAATACACTCATTGTATTACAAAAACTTTCATCAGTCTCTTTATGGTAAGAAGAAATCGCCACAGAAGATGCTAAACGAGAATAATCGTGATGACTACCGGTGTAAGCCGCAGCAATCTCATAAACTAGTTTATCAAGTTCTTTAGTTGTAATAAAACCCTCTGTTGGTACAGAGGTTATTACTTTAATGAATATCTCATCAGAATTAACATTTAAACCTTTAGCCGCTCGTTTAACTCTATTGTATATTTTTTGGGGATTAAAGGAAACCTCTT